ATTGTTCTAAGAAGTAGAAATACCATGATTGGCACAATGATATTTCTACATAGAGGAATTGATATGGTTAAGAATACCATAAATACACTTCCCCATCAAGAGAATAAATAGGGGAGTGTATTTCCCCCCTATTTGTTATGTACTTGGTGTGGGCGTATAAATTTTAAAACCAGAAGGTTTGTCCTTTTCGGTTCTTTCTATAACTCGTCCAAGGTTGGTTAGCGATGAAGTTAATGCTCCTGCATTTCTTTTAGTTGCTGCTTCTAAAGATTTTAATGCATACTTTCCAGCTTCTTTCGGTAAAAGATGAGCTATCTCACCTAATGATCCAGCAGCGGTAACCTTTGGATTTCCGAAGAGAGCTTGAGCTGCTTTTTTAGCTGCATATTTTTTTGTAGTGGGCATTGTAGTCATTGTCTTTGAGATAAAGTTTTCAGCATCATCAATCTTACCGTCTAGTTTTTGTAGAAATTTATGAATAGAGTTTGCCTGTGTAAGTTCTTTTGCATATGCAGGATCCAACTTTGCAGTTTGTTTGCTTGCATGCAATACAGGGTCTAATACATCAAGACTGTCTTTATATATTAGATTCCCAAGCTTTTCATTTAATGGTTGAATTTCTTTAACACCTATTTTTCCATTTTGAATCAGCTTGCTTATATCATCAAGATTTTTATTTATAAGGGTCTGGTTCTTTCTTCCTATTGAACTTTTATGAGCAGATTCCAGAGCTTTTGATATTTTATCAGCGGATACTTGTTTATTTCCAGCAATCTTGGATAACTTATCAAATGTAGTATGTTTTAATGGTTCGAAATGACTCTTAATATTTTTAAGATTAACCATTTCAAATGCTGCAGGTACTCCTATTTGTGAGATAATATTACCAATTTTCCCTCCACCAATACTTTCTACAAAATCACCTACTCCTCTTCCAGCGGCAACTTTACCAAAAAATGCTGGAAGTTTCTTTGCTTGTGACCAGAAAGAACTCGCTGATGATACACCTGCTTTTCCACCACCTAGAAAATATAATGGTACCATTGATGCATAATCTTGGAATGTTTCTTCACCTTTACTTTGAGGCTCTAAGTATTTATCTGGAAAAATAGATTTTACACCTTTTGATGCTATATCTACCCCCTCTCCAATACCTTTTAACAATCCCATTCCGACTTTTGCTTCTGGACTCCCCGCCATAGCTAGTTGGAATGCTGATTTTTGTAGCGATGTATCTGGTTGTTGAATAATATCTTGAGCCATATTTGAAACAGCTCCTGGTATGTTTGCTACATCTGAAACAGCTTTAGCACCAGAAGAGACCAAGTTACGCATTCCTGACTGTAAACCAGTCTCTGGAATCTTAATTTCACTAGGTGTATATATCTTAAATCCCATATCTAAAACTCCTATGACTTTTTAGACCATTTACCATTTGTATACATATACCATTTACCATTGTCATCTAAAGCTTGAGATCCTTCTGGCGGTTTTATATCATTCAAACTCTTTACCTGCTTATTAAATGAATACCCTTGTGGACTTTCATTAACACTTAATTCAGCTTCTTTAAAACCAAACTTACTTCCAACCATTCTATCAATTCCAATAGGTGCAATGCCACCATTTTGATTCATAATCTGGCCAGCGTATCTTCCTTTTTTTATGTCTTCTGTAGCATCTTTTCGTAATGATTTAACAAGACGCATTTGAGCACCTTTAGATAATAAAGGACTTGGTACTCGTGCCTTGGCAACTGCCAATTCAGCATCAGAACGTGATGGAGGTATTAATTGTACACTTAACTTATTTAATACTTGTGTTGCTTCTTCTAAGTTATATTGTGCACCAATAGCTCCTGCAGCAGCTGTAGATATTCCCCATGAAATATCTTCGTTTTTTAGAATGGCTTCGTATTCATTAAGTACTTTAAGAGCATGCTCGCCCCATTGACCTTTTTCTAATAAAAGTTTTGCATTTTCTTGTGCATATTCTGTTTGTTTTGTTTGTCCTATATCAACTTTGTTACTACTACCTTTTGATCTAATGCCACGTGGTTGTTGTTGACCAGGCTGATTGAATTGTTGAGCCGATTGATCTTGAGACTGTCCTGATTGCCCTTGCAGAGTACTTTGGACTGGTTGCCCTTGACCCATTCCAGGAACATTTTGTTGTTGATTTTGTAAGTTTTGGTTTTGATAGTTTGGTTGTCCTTGACCCATTCCAGGAGCATTTTGTTGTTGGTTTTGATAGTTTTGGTTTTGATTGTTTTGGTTTTGATAGTTTGGTTGAGGCGGATTAGTGACATCAAAATTGTCTAACTGTTTTAAGAAACTGCTAATCTGATCATCAGATTGTTGCGATAAAGGTCCAGCAACCTGTGGATGGAATCCCAAACCTTGTAGAAAGTCTCTATTGTTTTTAACCTTCAAGTTCTGAGCTTTGTTTTGAGCCAATCCTTGAATTATATCTGCTATATCGCCACCAATTCTTCCACCAAATGATTTTTCTGGTTGTAAATTTCCTAAAAATGCCATGATATATCCTTAAAATTGTCTGTTTTGAAATAACAAATTACTCTGAGGTAACATATTCTGTCCATATCCTTGGAGGATCGTGTTGTTAAGTCCTGAAGTTCCTAGCATCGATTGCTGAGGTTGGTACTGTTGTTGCTGTGGTATCGCATTCTGTCCATATCCTTGAAATATAGAGTTGTTAACTGCTGCAGTTCCAGGAATATATCGCTGTTGCTGTGGAGGTTGTTCAGGTTGTTGTTGTTCAGGTTGTTGTTGTTGTCTGTCTAAATACTGTTGGTATTGTTGTGGATTCATCAATCCAGATAATATTCCGGCTGTAGCACCTGCAGGTCCACCAGTCGCATATCCAATCGCAGCATTACCAATTGTTCCTTTAGCGCTATTCCAGATATCTGAAATGCCAGACCTTTGTCCTGGCATTACTTCGTAATCAAACTGTGAGCCTAAGCCAGCATTTAGAAGATTAAAATAGTTGTTAGCTTGTTGACCCTGCTGCTGCAATCCATGCTGTGATTGAAGTGATGCCAGATCACCTTCTAGGTTTGCACCAGCATTTCCCAGTTGTTTATAGAGATCTGGAGAACTAAGAGATGCACCTGAACTATTTCCTAAAGATCCGAATCTTTCGGCTAGTGTTGGAACGGTTCTTTGTTGAAAGTTTCTTTGTGCTTGTTCAGCTATAGGAGCAAAGTTACTTTGTCCACCTGGAAGGTCAAGCCCTCCCACTCCTCTACCTAGATATTGATTAATATTATCAAGTACGCCTTGTTGTTGCGGTGTTTTTGTAGACATGGTTACTTGTTGATGAGGAGTTCCTTTAAAGAACCCTCCTTTTTTATGCTGGCCAAATGGAACTGGTCCTGCACTCGCTTTTCTTCTTGCCATTATTATCTCCTTAAAGTTTTATAATAAGATTTAGGGTATCTTTACTCTTTAACATATTCAAGAATAATATAGCACGTAGAGTATGAAGAATATGCTGCTCCTGTTGTGATAGTAACATTTGTTCTATCGACATCAATTTGTATATTGTTTGCGAGCACTGTTGACGCATAAGGTATTGGCTTATATGCCAGACTTATAGGATCTGATGCAGTGCCATATATGCGAGTAAAGCAAAACGAATTCATGATATTAATACCATGCGCTACACTCTTGGTAGTGCTATTTGGAAGCGCCCCAAAATTAACTACCTTTCTAAATGCTTGTCGTACATTGTCAGGCGTAGAACTTATATTAGGGTTGGGGAAGAAAACTTGGCCGTTGAGAAACTCATTCTGCACATAATAGGCACTGTCTTTTAAATTGAGAGCCAAAGTTACACTATTAAGGTTCTGGTACAAACGGACTAACATCTCTTTGAACGCTGGAGTATTTATATCAGTAGAATTAAGAAGATCTAGTTCCCATATAAAAGTGTTCGGAACAAACAAACCAGTATTGTTCTGCATATTAGATGGCATAATAAATCTCCTTGAATCGTAGACATAAAATTATTACAGTATTAAAGCTTGTATAAACCCGTAAAGAGTTATTCCTTTTCTTGTTACGGACGTCGTTCATACAATCCTCTCCTTTTTTAGCCACATCTTCATCGGTGTGGTTTTTTATTGCATACGTGAACTTGTTGGCTGAGCATAAATTACCATAGCATTCAATTTGAAATCTTGAAGCGCTACATATTCTATCGTTCCACCTTCATTAATTCTATGTTCGAACATTTGAGTTGGACTCATGAATATCTTGAACTGAACACATTCACCTTCGGCATAGAAGTATAAAGGATGCCATAAGCGAGCCTGTAACTGTTCAAATGGTACAAGTGGGTATGGACTCGTCTCTAATTCATTACTTCCAAGTAAAGATCCATTCGTAGTACCTCCTGATAACAACGAATTAGATGATGAAGAGATGAAGAAATCAACAGTCACTTTACCATTTGTTGTTGAATCGACTAAGAAATCTATTTTAGAAACATATACACTTCTATCTTGAGCGTTATAGAAATTGTACTGCTTTGTTAAGATGCTGATGTTACTAACCCGAGCCATTGTTCCACCGCCAGTATATGTTCCAGTTGGTGTAACACCAGCAAGAGAAACCGTGAGTGAGTTTGGAGTTCCATTGCCAAGTGTATCAGAACTAACTCGAGCCATTGCACTCGTAACAACAGTACCAATAGCGTTTGTGAACGTAATTCCATTCATGTTTTCAAATAGAACGAACTCATCCATTATTAAATTGTGATTAATAGACGATATAGTCATTGTTCCTGCGGCTAATGATGTTGCATCAGTTACCTGAAGCGACGCAGCATTTGAACTAACTTCAGAGTTCATAACGAGCATAAACCCTTCTTGGTTTCCTCCAATGATTGTTTTTATAGCTACATTATTTTGAGGGGAAGATCCTGCATTCCATAGATTGAAAAGAGACTGCCATGGAGTTGAAGTTCCACCCCATGTTGCTCCTGGTGTTAATACTTCTCTGAAGAAGTAACCGAAGAATGTGAACGAGTCATCATTCGTTGCCCATGTATTATTAATGTAATTATAAACCAACATCTTGTCAGGATAAGGGAAGTCTGAACTTCTATTCTGTGACGGATATGTCCAGTATGCTATCTCGTTATAGAAGTCACGAACACCAACAACTCTTTTAGGTCCATTCTCACTATTAAAGAAACTAAATACATATTGAGGTATTATTTCGTCGATACGGTCAACGTTATTACCGTTACACGCATGAATACCAGTTCTTCCTACGCCTAATACCTGTTTGTCGAAAGGTATCTCTGAGAAGGTAGACTCTGCTCCGAGCTCGGTATTAAGTTTTTGCCATATAAATGGTTGAACTTGGTTTCCTGTATACGCTAACTCAAAAGTACTTGCCTCAAAATAAACAATGAGTCTGTCTTTTATGAATTGGGCTGTTACAATTTCTTCTTGGACAGGAGCATCAATAGCTCCACCATTTCCAGGCATATCTTGCATGAAAGCATTAGGAGCTAATGGACTTCCAACAGCTGAATAACGAACTCTATTAATAAATGATTTATTAACACCACTTACTAGTTCAACTGTATTAAATAACAGTAATCTATTTCTAAATTGAATGATAAGACGAGAAGTAGCGATGTCATTATTACCTGAGTAATAGATTGATGTATTAGCAAGTGCGCCAGTGAAAGTAAAAGCACCGGTTGTTATATTATAAGTTCCTGTACCTGTACCACCAGCTGACACAGTAAGAGCGCCACTTGATGCAGTAACAGTAAATGCAGTTATTCCAACGTTGAAAACTTGACCAATAAATCCTGCAGCTGTTGTTCCAGAAGCATTTCCAGATCCATCAGTTGTAGCTACGACCGATCCAATAGTATAATTTAATACCGGCTTAACCCATGTTGTACCAGTAAAGTATCGTATTCCATCAGCTGTTGTAAAATTAGTTGTCCACAAGTAGTTAAGACTTGGATCTGCACCTTGATAGTTAATCGACCAGAAGAAATCTGAATCAGTTCCAGTCCAAATATTGTCACCAAGCTGATAAGCTGCCCATGCATTAGTTATATCATCAAACTTATAGGATAATTGTGTGTCAAATCCTATAGTAAGATAGTCTTTCGTTGCTGTAACGTAATACAGGACAATCCCCATAATTGGTGTTGCTGGATAGAAGAACACATCAGTTCCTGGAGTTTCACCACTTACCGCATATGCACCAGTTGTCGTATCATACGTCATTGCAGCTGCAACATTAGTTGTTAATGTCGTTGCTGGGTTTCCAGTTGCATTAACGGTAAAGACATCAGTTCCTACTGAAAACATTTGTCCTACAGAGAATACACTACCTGGAACAGTACCTGACAGTGCACCCGCACCATTGATGACACCGAGTAAGTATCTAACCCTTGAATTTAACTGATCTCCTCCCATTAATGTGGAGCCAATTCTCTTTTGAAGTCTTCCTTGAAGTATATATGCGTTTTCTAGGTTAGCGAACGCATTATCTGCGATTAACCAGGGCTGGACGTCTGTCTGTAATCCGCCATCACCATATCCAATTAAGAATCTATCTGTAGCCATGTTACATTCCTTGACCAATAGCTATATAATATATATCCCACGTTCCTGATGATCCATTATCAAACCATTGAAAACCGGTTGCAGCAATACCATTTATAAGACCGTCCACACCCGCCGATGATGGTACTCCTTGAAAGCACCATGATACTGCTGGAGTTGATACAAAAGCAGGAATGCCCGCTCCAGTTGGAAAGTTAACTGTAGTAGTTACAGAACCTGAAGGTAATCCTGTAACTAATCCCCATTTCATAATTGCACGTAAATTAGTAGTTGGTTGAGCTCCAGATATGTATGCATAACCATCTGTTATATCACTACTTGAATTACTTGTTCCAGTTAGTTGGACTACGGATCCATTCGATGGATATCTATAAAACAACTCATAAGGGTTATATCCAGTTGAAGGAGCACAGTATACTACCATTTCAGAAGATAACGTTGTTGGAGTGACACTTTGAGAAGGAAGACTTGTGAAGTTATGCTTTCCAAAGTTTTCTGCATCATTAAAACCAACATGATTAACGCTCAATAACTCACTTATTGCTAAAAAATTACTCTGAATAGGTTTCTGAGTTGCTCGTATATACTGACTTGCTTGAGGGACATTTGATATGTATGTATTAATTGGTCCTGACATTTTATACTCCTATAGCTATCCAATAAATATTTTGATTATTAGCATTTTGTTGTTTAATTGTGAATTGAGTAGAGTCCACAATTGTTACACCATATCGATTAGGCCCACTTCTATCATCCCCAGCCGATACGACAATGTTTAATGGTGCTGAGCTAAAAACGGGAATTCCATCCCCAACTGGTATTTCAGCGTTATACACTGATGATGCCGGTAGTTGTATATTTCCAGTCATAAAAATCAAACCAGAGGATAAGTATTGATAAGATCCTGCCAAATACTTATAACCACTAGGATTAGTCCCACTTTCATACGTTGCTCCTACTGTTACAGATTCTGCACTCGTCGATGAACCAGTAAGTTGTACAACTGTTCCATCGTTAGGATATCTATAAAATAACTCAGACAGGTTAGAACTGTCCTGTACTGCTTTAGAATAAAGTGCAATTTCAGCAACAGTTGTTGAAGGATCAGAACCCTGATTTACATAACTAACGAATTTATGTTTGCCAAAATCGTTAACAGTATTAAATGCAACATGGTTTACTGCCATCAATGTATCTATATCTTGGAAGTTACCATTAATAGGAGACTGAGTATTGTTTATTTGCTGTCCACCCTGAGGCGTATCACTATTGTATATATATGTAAGAGCCATAATTAGAATCCAAACGATATAGTAGAATATGATAATACTGATCCACCGCCATAAGGAGTAAAGCTAGTTTGTGTATTATCCTTTGCATAACAATTACTTCTACCAGAAGAATTATTCGCAATAATGTTAGTTACTATGACATTAGGAATATTCTTGAATGGAGGAATTGGTAGTCCGGTCACATAGTCTATAGTGTTATAGACGATTGAAGGACCATTATAGGATACATCCCACTCTGGTATAAACTTAATCATATATCCTGATGGAAAAACTATAGCAACTGTTCCTGCTAGGTAGGTATAGGAATTACCGTCATACAGAGTTGCTGCCGCTACGGTTGAACTATTGGCTATTTGTTCTGTAATTCCCGTTGTTAAACCATTTTCTGGATACTTAATAAACAACTCAGAAGCATTTGATCCAGTTGGTGTTGCTTGTGAGAACAGAGCCATTTCAGATGCACTTGTTGTAGGAGCAGTTACCTGATCAGGCATAGAAATAAAGTTATGTTTACCAAATGTATCCGGAGTATTAAATCCAATATGATTAACGTTTATAAGTTCGTTAATGGCCTGGAAATTGCCTAATATCTCTGGCTGACTTTGATCAAACGGTTGAGATGCTTGTGGTGTATTAGGAGTGTATGTATAAATTGGAGCTGCCATTAGTAAGAACCTCCATTATTATTGTAACCAAAATCATTACCACCGATTGAACCTGCTGTATAGATTGTAGAGCCACGTTGATTTGTCTGTTGAACAATCGTTCTTCTATTCACTAACCGTTCTTGCTCTTTTAGGGATGGCATAATCATGTTCACAGAATCATAGTCCATACGGTCTTCAAATATCTTCTTCGCTGCGTTAAAAGCAATGAGTTGGAACCATTCACTCAACTCAGGAGTTTGACCGTTAGAAAGCAATTCTGTTGGTTGTGCAAACACTTCCATTTCTATTTTATATGGTTGATCAGGCACAGGTCTCACAGTAAATTCTCCATCGAAGAACAGAAGTGCGTGTGGTCTTGAGCTATTCTGTGGAACAGTCTGACTATCTATTGTAACTCCTGATGCGGGAGCTGTTGCGAATGTAACAACATATTCACCGGTAACGTAATTGATATAGTTTGTTAATGGGAATCCTGGTTGGAATGCAAGTGGAATTACACCAGCTTGGTACTGATATGGTGTAGGAAGTGCAAGTGTTGGAGGGGTCTGTGTTGTGAGAGCATTGTAAAGTTGTCCAAATATAGTAGGTAATCCAGTTACACTATCTAAAATTGGTGAATCTGCCATTGCTAAACCATTACCGTTCACATCAGTGGAGCTAAACAGTACATTATTCTGTAATAAACTTATTTGTTGAGTGAAACCACTTGGGATAGTTGACTGAAGTGAGTTAATTACCCCAGAAAAGCTTAATGTTGTACCATTTCCTGTTGATCCAATAGACGACACACTTGAAATTTTAGGATATACACCGAAGAATTGTTCACGAGACTGATAAAACGATGCAGAATATCCAGCAATGTATATCGGTAGGTCTGTCGTTGTATATTTGTTAGTAAAGTCATATAAAGGACTGTTGGGATTTGTCGTTGTTGAATACACATCAACATGCGGTGTTGTATAAAAACTAAACGTCTTCTTCATGTTGAAGAGTCTCAATGTTTCTGGGAAATCATAGAGTACATATGTGTTTATGTACTGGTTAAGTTGCACATCAGTTAATATTGCTTGAGTAAGACTTCTTGTTAAACGTCGTACCTTTTGTTGAATTGTTAGTAACGATGATTGAGCCATCACTATCTCCTTTAATGGGGTAACGTATTTTTAGTAGAAGCCAGTAGCGTACTATTAACCTCTGCTAATGGTATAGTTTGAGGGTACTGTTTAGAGACTGAAGGATAAGAGAACGGATTAAACGTATACGTATTTATATCTACAGTAAACGACGTGCTATTTATAACGGTGATTGGCCCAAACAACTGATTTGCTTCGACCATGCCGTATCCTGGCGGAACTACCAAACGTATTATGATCCCATCAATATAGTCATGATCAAATGTAGTTGTTATTACTGCCTGTTGAGCCTGTGTAATACTATCAATAATACGCATTGCTGGTGTGAATATAGGAGTTGCATTCGCCAGGATTGCCATGATATTTCCTTAGTTAGGAACAGCCATATTTTCTACACTAATAATCTGTTGTCCACCACGATCAAAGTCTTCAATGTCCATGAATTCTAAGCTTTGGAATCCACAACGTTTTACTTTCTGTGATACTTTTTGAGATGGTTTACCATTCTCATCAGTTGCATATGTATGAACTGGATACCAGCAATCATTGTTAAGATGTTTTGCTACGCCTAATGGTATAGTATATGTATCTCCATCGACCATGCTGTAACGTTCAGGCTTTTCGCCTTTGTATTTTCTATACATAAACGCCATAGATCCGCCTGGAACTTCATAGAATTTAAACATTCCTTTTACCATCTCTTTGTCTTTACCAGACTGGTAAGCAAGACTTTTTTTATCTACTTCAACTGTTTTCTTTGTGCTTGGTGTCATATTCTTTTCCTTAATTAATTATATAAAGGCCCATGAAAACACGGGCCTTTATAGTCTATTTAACTATTGCTTACGTTAAAAGATGTACCAGCAACCCAGTAAATAACATCGTCACTTGCACCAGCTGGAGAGTTTACACCCGCAGCTAAGTTCATTCCGATGTATGCTGTGTTTACAGTCGCATCTGTTAAAGTACTTACACCAGCAGATAATGCACTTGCTGTGTCTTCACCCATAGGAACAACTTCTGCCATAGTGAATGGAGAATCTGCAGATAGTGGAAACGCAAATGTAGTAAATGCTGATGAATCTACATCAAGAGTAATTGTATTACCTGAAGTAGTTGTAGTATCGACAGCAACGATAGTTGCTTGTAGGCCATCCATTTGGATCATGCCATACACAGCAGGAACTACCATTCTAACCAATTGACCAACTTTATATCCGTGTTTAACAGAAAGAGTTACAACAGCTTGAACAGCTTTTGAAATCTTAGTTGCTGTACGACGACGTGGATAGAAAATTGGATCATAGTTAACTTTCATCCATGAACCAGTTGTACCAGTGACAACAGTGTCCATGTAATCAAGACTGAATGTTCCAGCTGTTAATGTGTTGTAACCAACAGTGAAGTCAACTCCACCAACTTGTGAAGCACTTGCTACATTAAACATTCTAACAATATCACCAGCTGACAATGCGTTAGTTCCACTATTCGACACTACAGGAATTGCAGCGTTTGAAAGAGCAGTTACTGTCGCATTGATCAATCCATTTGGATTTGATGAAGTATCAATTAATGTAAAACCACCTGATGTATTATATGTAGTAAGGTTTGCACCCTGTACACCAGAACCAGCTTTTTTGTATTCCCAAGCAGCGTCTGCAGGGAATCCTCTTTGCCAATAATACTCAACACCAATTGCAGTTGTTTGAGAAGCTGCAGCTTGAGTTATATTATATATTCTCATCCAATCTACATCAGATCGAATGCTTAGCGCTGTGTTTGCACCAGTAGATGTAAATCTACCTTGTTGTAAAATCGTATTAGCAGCCATGTTATTCCTTCCTTACTTTTATAGTGTGCAACGAAGATTTAGTACCCATAAATCATTTGTGATTCTTGGAACTTCAGCAAATTTATATCCAACTGAAGCATTAAGAGCTAAAGGACCATCATATATTGGCGGTCTATAAATAAATGACGCACTATATCCATCTTGTTCTATACATGCATAAGCTTCCATACCAACACAGAATACGTTATAAACGTCTTTAGTTTTGTTAGAAGCATTGTAAGTTACAGATCCAATAGATGAGATAAGGAATCTTAGGTTACCAACAGCACCCCATTCTGATTGCAATGCATTCATAGGAGCTGGATATTGGTTAACTTGAGTAAATCCATTAACAGAATCAAGAGATGATGTAAGATCTGTGCTACACAACGCAAAATATGCATTACGAACAGGAGCTGTACCAAATCTATCTTCACCACGGATGTTATCCATGATTGTATATGCATTATTACTCAATAAAGATTGCACAACTTCATCAATATCAACACGTGTAATTTCTGTTGGCGAATCACCATTAATACCAGAAACACAGTTAATAAATGATGCTGTTGAAGCAAGCATGTCACGTGTCAGCTGATCTTCTGTCTGTCTGCTTTCTGTTACTTTCGGCGTATAGCCTACTGACCATTTCTGGCGGGGAGTCTTGTTATTCCTCCCTCCTAATCTTTCGAATAGGGTCGGACTATCGCATAGATATACAGTTTTGTATATCTCCAAACCGCTTAGTCTCTGCGGGTCTTGACTATTCTTCAGTTTGCCTGTATAATTAAACATATGAAGAATATAAAAAACTTGTTTGCTTATACAGCTGGATATATTGATGGTGATGGATGTTTTTACCTTGGTAAATACACTCAAAAATCTAAAAATAAAATTGTATATGAACGTTCCATACAGGTAGCTTCTGTTAAAGAGCCAGTATTGAGAGAGTTTAAATCTCGATACGGAGGCGCTATAAACGTCAAACCAATCAAGGAAAGACACAGAGACGCTTTGTGCTGGACTATCAAAAATGAGAAATCCATTCAACTTTCTGAATCTATTAAAGAATTCTTGGTTGAAAAGACTTATCAATGTGAATTGTTCATTCAATTTTCCAAACTTATTACGCATAACAAATTTAGAACCGTTAACATAGATCTTGTTAATAAAAGAGAAGAACTTATTTCTAATATTAGAGAGGAAAAGCATATGGGAAATATGATTACAAGAGAAGATATAGAGAATCTCAAAAATGAAAAACTTACTATAAATCCATCCGATATTGATTATCCTTATTTGGCCGGTTTGATAGATTCTGAAGGTTGCTTTAGAATCAAGAAATGGAAGCCAAAAAATAGACCTAACGAAGTCTCTAATATTACTGTAGAAATTGGAAATACTAAACTTCCAATTATGCCTTGGCTTGTTAAAAGATTCGGAGGTAGCGTTGTTTTTATTGAAGCCAGAAAAAATAAACGTGCTTCTGCTACTTGGACTCTTTCTGCCGCAGCTTTGTATAAAATTCTTCCTAAAATAAGATGTTTTCTCAGGAACAAACAAGAAGTATGTGATAAGTTGATCGAGTTTCAACAAACTATTCTTCCCAATGGTGGAGATAGAAACTCTGAACTCTTCAAAGCATTGTTTGAAAAGAGAAGAGGTGTTAGAGAAAGAATAATCCAAGAAATTCATCAGCTTAATCATAAAGGTTCCATTTAATCAAGTTCCCTCTGGTTGTCTTAGGCAAAAGCCCTTAGATGTCCCAAGGTATTCAGGTTCGGTTTTAATTCCCCCAGTTAGTTAAGGGAAACACCAAGACGAGCTGAACATTCGTTCAAAACGGGATCTTGGTTTTGAAGAGTAACCTGCTCGTTTAACGCTACATATGTACCATAAAATGATATTTGAGCATCGATATCAATTGCCGTCAAGCTTTGTGCAGGTGGATTAACGCCTGAATTCCCTAAAGGAACCATTGCTGTATTTAACGGATTGTATCTACGCATACGTAAAGTAGTACCACCATTTTTTGGCATAGACTTAAGCATCGCAGGAATCTTGTGAATCATGTTTGGAACTGGCACGCTTAAAAGTTTGTAACTAAAGCTTTGTTGTACCGCTGCTGGTAAGACACTAGTTGTCGTAATTGACATAGTTTTTCCTTACAAGAGATGATTAATATAATAACACTGTGATGTGGCGAGTATCTTACGGCCTGGTGAATGATTTGGCGAGAATCTTACGGCCAGATAGTTGAATTTTTTGGATTAGCGA